CTCTTGTGTGGTACTGGTGTTGGGTTCAGTGTCGAGAGGCAGTTCATTAGTAAGCTCCCTGAAGTTCCTGAGTTGTTCTATAGTGAGACTACTGTCGTTGTTAAGGATAGTAAAGAGGGTTGGGCTAAGGCGTTCAGACAAGTTCTTGCTCTCCTGTGGGCTGGTGAGATACCTCAGTGGGATATCTCTCGTGTACGTCCTGCTGGTGCAAGACTAAAAACCTTTGGTGGTAGAGCCTCTGGCCCTTCACCTCTAGTTGATCTCTTTAACTTCTCTATCACTATCTTTAAGAATGCACAAGGACGTAAGTTATCTAGCATTGAGTGCCATGATCTTATGTGCAAGATTGGTGAGGTAGTTGTTGTAGGTGGTGTACGTAGGTCAGCTATGATCTCTCTATCTAATCTTAGTGATGACCGTATGCGTCATGCTAAGTCAGGTGCATGGTGGGACAATGACCCTCAACGTGCCTTAGCTAATAACTCCGTCAGTTATACAGAGAAACCAGATGCCATATCTTTTATGCGTGAGTGGATGGCACTAGTAGAGTCAGGGAGTGGAGAACGTGGAATATTCAATCGTGAAGCAAGTAAGAAGCAAGCTGCTAAGTATGGTAGGCGTGATAGTGACTGGGAGTTTGGCACTAATCCGTGTAGTGAAATTATACTTCGTCCGTATCAGTTCTGCAATCTTACGGAAGTTGTTGTACGTGCTACAGACGATATTGAATCTCTTAGCAGAAAAGTCCGTTTGGCAACAATTCTGGGAACTATCCAGTCCACCTACACCAAGTTTCCATACTTGCGAAAGGTGTGGCAACGCAATACAGAAGAAGAACGATTGCTCGGTGTGTCTCTCACAGGGATAATGGACAATCCCCTTATGACCACTGCTAACAAAGGATTGGAGAAAACTCTTGAAACATTACGTAAACTTGCTGTTGATACTAATACTATGTGGGCTGACCGCTTGGGTATTCCTGCCTCTACTGCAATTACCTGCGTTAAACCATCAGGGACAGTCTCACAACTTGTTGATTCGGCCTCTGGAATCCATCCAAGACATTCAAAGTACTATATTAGAACCGTCAGAGGAGACAACAAAGACCCCCTGACACAGTTTATGAAAGACCAAGGTGTACCTAGTGAGCCTGATGTGATGAAGCCTGATGCTACTACAGTGTTTAGCTTTCCTGTACAGTCTCCTACTAATGCTATTGTTACTGCTGACCTATCTGCTATTGAACAGCTAAACACTTGGTTAGCATACCAAAGAGCATGGTGTGAACATAAGCCAAGTATTACTGTCAATGTTAAAAAAGACGAGTGGTTTGCAGTTGGTGCTTTTGTTTATGAGCACTTTGACGAGATGAGTGGTGTATCATTCTTACCTTATAACGAACACACTTACCAACAAGCACCCTATCAAGAGGTGGGTAAGCATGACTATAAAACATTGTTATCTATAATGCCGAAAGTTATTGACTGGAGTAAACTTTCCCTGTATGAACAAGAGGACAACACATCAGGTAGTCAAACAATGGCTTGCTCTGGTGATGTTTGTGAAGTAGTGGACATAGGAGCTTAAATGGCCGTAAGGAAAAAATTTAATCGTGCTTTGTATGAAGCATACGATAGTCAAGCTAAAGATGCACTTGTAGGTTATCTTAAAAAGAAAGATCATGTGCTCGTAAACACTGAGGAGAATTACCATGTAGATGTTATATCTCAAAAATACGGATATACTTATTTTAATGAAGCAGAAGTTAAGGTTGGTTGGGAAGGAGACTGGCCTGAACACTGGAAAGAAATAAGGATTCCTGAACGTAAACAAAGGTTACTTGATAAATACCAAGGTGAAAATGGTGTGCTTAATTTCTATGTCTTTAGCAAAGACTTAAAGAAAGCTTGGCGGATCAAAGATACTTTACTAACTAAAGAAAGTCTTGGTGAAGCAAAAGGTAGATACATAAGGCCAGGAGAGTTATTCTTTCATATACCTTTCGTATCTGCAGAATTAGTGGAGATGTAAATGGGTGTAATAACAATGGGCGATACTACTATAACTTTAGATGATGATTATGATGTGGTAAATAAACCTGCCCACTATAACTTAGGAGGAGATATAGAATGTGTTGACTATATAAAACAAGTATTAGGTGTCGATGGTTTTATCAGTTATTGTCAGGGTAACATGATTAAGTATCAACACCGCCATAGATATAAACTAAAACCTGTAGAGGACATGGAAAAAGCTCAGTGGTATTTAAACAGAATGCTTGAAACTATGAAGGAGAAGCATAAATGAAACCTTACGAAAAAGGCTATGAGGCTTTTAAAAAAGGTAACTTGGGTAATCCCCACCCAGTTAATACTAAACAAAACAGAGACTGGGAGTTTGGCTTTAACAAAGCCTACTTCAAGAACTTGGAGTTTGTAAAACAAAGAGAGGCTAATAATGGGAGACCTAGAGACAGAGGCTAAGAAATTTGCAGGTAAGAAACAAAAAAAAGTTTCTGAGATTCCCTTAACGGCTAGGATTTATCTGGCGGGTCAAGCACTAACTGGACTACTAAGTGGTGGTGGAGGAACTAGAAGTGATGAAATAAAAAGGGCTGCATATGATTGGGCTGACTATATGTTAGAGGAGAAATAAAAAAGGGGGCATCAAAGCCCCCTCTTCTAGTATGGTAATGAGTTCTCCCATTCGTCATGTGTATCAACCATCCGTTTTAAAACTTTTAGTTGAGCATAACCATCCTCCATCTCCATTATCCTATCCATCTTTTCATCAAATGATATATTCATAAACCCAAAAAATCTTTTATCAAAAGCATAGTCTACCCTACTGAGAGCATCTAGTGTCTTGCTCTTTTGAGAAGTTAATTGCCGTACCAAGTTCATTGTCTCAGGCACAACTCCCCCTCTATCCAATACACGTTCTACTCCATCTTTAGCTTTCTTCCGTATCTCTCCAAGTATCTGTTCTTTTTGATCTTGTTTCATGCCAAAGAAATTAGGATACTTATCCATAGCAAGATCAGCTTGTAGCTGCAGTTCAGGTGCTAATAATGCATTCGTAAAGCTGCGAACCTTTGCAGTACCTTTAAAATCATTTATTAAAAATATGTTAGAACCTGCAGAGTTAAACATACGTTCTACCAAGGTAGGTTCTTTATCCATTCTCATGCCAAAGAATTGTTTACTTAAATCTATATCAGATTTAGGCAGTATACCCCTAGTTGGTGTAGTCTTTCTAGGTAAATCCTCTGATGCACCAGTAAGCTGTGTAAGATATCTTCCTACATCATTCATAAATTTATTACCCTGTCTTAAATCAGGATTCATATTCATATCGTTAAATATACCATAGGCAGTGGTAACTGGATCAAAATGTCTAGTAAAACCAGAGCCAACCTTAGCTGCGGCTCCTGCACTTACATTAAGTATTGTAGAAAAAACACTCACATCACCTGACTTAGCTTTTCTCCAAGTTTGAATTATAGATGTACCAAGGTCATCTAAGTCTCTAAGAGCTTGACCTGGACCAACTTGCACAGTTAAATCTGTCCATAGGTCTTCAGGTATTGCACTCAAGAATTGTTCCCTAAAGTTTTCATCAGTATTTAATCTTTTAGCAACTTTAGCCATATTGTATTCATCAGTCTCAATCATGCCATGAGCTATAGCTTGAGAAGATGCTCTAATTAAAGATATAGGCCATTCAAACTCTTTGTTACGTACTGTTCCATCAGGCATAGGCTCTTGTTTAAATGTATACCCATTACGAACTCTGTCAAGAGCTGGCATACCTATTACTTCTTTTTCGTCAATCATTGGAACTTGAGTACCAACACCTAATCCAATAGCACTCCAACCTACAATAGCTTTACTTAAAAGTTCTGCACCCTCATCTGTAACAGGGTCTATACTAGGATTACCACCAAAAGCTTTTGGCAGTGATTTTATATAGTATCTTGCAGCATTAACACCAGTTAAATCTCCTGCAGTTGCTATGGTAGTATTTAAAAAACTACCAAAGGGTACTACGTAACCAAGAGCAGACCTGTTTGTAATTTGCTCAACATACCTTGCAGTTTTTCTCATAAAGTTATTTGCAGGTAAAGTAGACCAGTTTACAGATGCAGTTTCTCTCATAGTTCTGTATGCAGCTTTTTCCATAAGCTCACGAAACTCTGGTTTTGCCATTGTAAATTCTACATCTGGATTAGAAAAAAACTTCTCTGGAGGTACACCATACTTCATCATAATCTGTTGATTTAAGTTTGTACCAAATGCAAAACGTTTAGTTAAGTTATCTTGTAACCTTGCAAAAGTCAGAACCTGTATACCTTTCGTGTATGCATCTGCACTTTTCCAAAGATATTTTTCTGCAGTACCTGCAACTCTCTTAATCAGACCTGCATCTTTTAACATCTTTTTGTAGGATTCTCCATCAAGATTAAACATTGCTAGTGTATCCTGTACACCACCATCACCAGCAACATCCCTAAACAATTTCTCCATTATTTTGGGATTCATCTCTAGTATAGCATCAGCATACTCAACAGGTATATCTGGAGATATAGTATCAGTTAATCTCCTAAGAGCACCACCGTATCTTCCATAAGCTCTATTATAGTATTTAGTGGCAGAAGCATTAAACTTAGGACTGCCAGTGGTTGCACCAACAGCCTTAGACATACCTGATGTAACTAAATCTAGAGAGCCTACAACAAAATCTGCTGCAGTGTTAAGGCTAACCAGAGCTTGAAAGCCACGGACGTTAGCACCAGTTGTAGATAGGTGAGCTGTTATCAATCTTTTATATAGTGATAATGAAGCTTGATTTCTCATAGGGCTGTCTTTAGTGTCTGGAAGCCTCTTATAAACCTCCATAGCCTTTTTCATGCTAACACCAGCTTTCTGCATTCTAGATAGCTCTGAGGATAACCAGAGTGCTTCACCACCAAGGCTAGTACCTCTAGCCATTTGAGCTTGCACCATCTTAGGACTGATCTTACCTTTAGCAGTTCTAACACCATCTAACACATAACCAGTTTGTTCTTCCCAATCTGTAATCATCTTGTTTAGTTTTGCAGGATTTATAAATGAGATTGTTTGTGCCCATGCACTAGTAACATTACCAGCTTGTTTTAATAGCTGTGGGTGCATAACAAAATTTGCATCTTCTAAAGCTTGAAAGTAACCCTTTACCTTACCGTCAGGATCACCTAAGAATAGATAACGAAAGAAAGCATTGTTAGCCCCTGCATCTACTCTTTTAGCTCCAGGTACTGCTGTTAGTCTATCTGTAGCATCCTTCTTTAAATCTTCCCAAGGCAAGAAGTTTTTAGGTTTACCTTTAACAGTACCAAACTGTGCATCAACAGCTTTAAATAAACCTTTGCTGTCTAACATATCCTTTAGTCTTTTCATAGCTTCTGCAGGGCTATGCTTCTTAATCATCTTATCTATTTCTTGATAACCAAGAAAAGTTTTATTCATACTAGAATGTTTTCTTACTTCTTTGAATAGTGTTGATCCACCAGCAAAGATTGGAAACATCATGGAACCTGCAGCAGTTAAAGCACCCTCTGCTTTACTATAGAATTTTTTATTATTAACTTCCATAAGCTGTAGTTGTCTTCCAATATCAACACCAAAAGATATACCAGCATCTGTTAATGCTGCAGGAGCTGCTTTTACCATAGCCTCACTTATAGCAGTAGCTGCAGCTTTTTTTGTAAGACCTTTTTTTAGAGCATTTTCATACGCTGCAGTCATAGTCTTAGAGAATGCTTGCCCAGTAGCTTTACCACCAAGAAATGAAAACACTCTACCTAACCCATAGGCTATAGGTGTACTTGGGTCAGCTACAGTAAATCTGGTGTAATCCCAAATACCATCAAACATTTCTCCGACTGCACCTCTTTTTACAACACCTTCAACTAAGTTTTCCCTTAAGTCAAATAGTTTATAAGCAGCACCTAGTTTAGCTTTAGTTT